CAGTGCCAAATCCGTTATTTGTAAAGAACCCGACAACTGCATCAATTTGATTGCTAGGAAAACTAACAGACGTTGAATAGTACTTGTCAAAAAAACTTTTTACTTCAACGCTTGAATCAACTGATACTTCAATAGGTAGATTAGATGCCATATTATTTTCCTAACTTAATTAATGATGCAACTGTGCTATTAGTGTTAGTTGGGGCCGTTGGAAATGCTATTCCACTAAGTGCGCTAGACTGTGCTGGTGTTGTAGACGTTTTTAAAATAGTTGTTGTATTAGTATTTGTTTTTTCTACAGTATTCTGATACGAGTTAAGTTGTTGTGTTACAGTGTCAACTATTGATAAATCTAGTGTTTCTGTGTCGCTGCCAGTAAATGACGGACTACTAGATATAGAATCAACATTACCTTGTAAAGAACTTTTTTCTACATCATAATGCTCAAGTCCAAAGCCTTCTGGATCCCCGGTTGATACGTCACCGTTTTCGTAAGTAACTGCTTCAAACTGGATACCCATTGTATTTTCCATTGTACCTTGACCTGCGTAATCCACTTTGTTATGGTTCCAACTAGTAATTATAGGATTATATAAAGTATATCCCACATACTCGTGTCTGGCCATTTGGTAAATTTTAATGTAATTAAAAAACGGCAATGTACTACCGTTATCAAAACCATAAGGTGTAGTTATAAAGTCACTATTACGAGTAGCATTTCTTTTGTATGCCGCTGGATCCCATGCTGACCTGCTGTCTGCATAGTAATAACTATAGTAGTTTTGCCATAACTGATTAATCAATCCCATATTGTCATCATGGAATGTGATATTAATAGGATTGTATTTGTGCGTTGTTTGTATGTTCTTTTTTCTATTGTACTGGTTAAGTGTTTCTGCATTTAGTGTAAAGTTTGGCAAGTCTGCACTTTTTACCAGTACATTAATTTCATTCCTGTATCGATCAATTAAACTAGCATTTGATAATGCCGCTGAATTTATACTGAACGCTACGTGGAATAAAAACTTATGCTTTGGTGCTAATCTAAACTGATCGTCAGTAAACACCCGTGCGGCGTGTTGTGGATCACGCAACGTGATATTAGAAGGACGATATAAAAATGAGTTGGGTGTAAAGGCCATAACAATATTTATCGATAAAATTAACTACGTAGTTAATGAGTAGTCATAAAAAAGCTCACCTGAGTGAGCTTAATTATTAACGTGAACCAGATGCAGTTGCCGCTGTTCCTAAACGTCTCGAAGTTGGAGCTGCCGCGCCGCCACTAGTTTGAATACAGTTATCAGGCTGGATTGTCAAGTCAATTGTTAACATATCTTGTGCGCCATAACCTAGTGCGTTATACTGAGCGGCTTGTACGTAGCAACCATAACATTCCCATGTTTCAAGAACGTTTGCGGTTTGTGCGCCGTTACCACCGTCTAGCATTTCAATACGCATTAAGAACTTGTAGTCGCCGCCTGAGGCCGCGCTACTTTGTTCAAAGAAGTCAAACTGTTTCTGCATTTGTTCGCCAACTAGCTTAGATACAGCACCAGTTACGTCATCACGTAATTTGATTGACATCTGATTCCATGCAGGGCGACCAGCATAGTTAATTGTAGAATTATAAACCATAATCTTTTGATTTTCAAATGTAACTTGTGGTCTAGCCGCATCTTGAACTTGCTTGGTTAATTCTGTTGTTGGTGTTGATGTACCAAAGTTTTCAAACATCACTCTAAAGCGATATTTTAACTTTGGCATTAACATACCTTGTGCGCTAGCACTTTGATCTGACGCTAGCGGTACGGTAAATTTTGATAAACTTGCGATTGCCATGTTGTATGCTCCGTTATATTATTATGCTAGGCCTTTGATCTCACCAGTGTTCTTTAAGCGTAGAGGAATGTAAATAAATTCTACTGCTTTCACTGGCTCAATTGCAACGTCTAGGTATAGTTCGTTACGATCAATTCTTGATGGTGTGTTGTTTGATGTATCACAAACTACGATATAATCATACAATGCACGTTGACCTACTAATTCTAACAATAGGCTTTCTGCCGCACCTTTCAATTCATCTCTAGTAATTTTGTCGTTTGGTTCAAACACATATGGTTTAGCCAACTGTGCAAATTGACGACGTAAATAAATTACTAAACGTGCTACGTTAATACGATCTAATGCACTTGCGCTTCTAGCACGAGTATATTGTCCGTAGTTTACAAGACCTGTTCCTGTAATAAATGTAATTGGGTTAACTTTAACACCAGCTAATGTATCACGTTGTCCATTATTTAATGCAACTGATTGGAATTCGCCTTCGCTTGTAACGTAGCCAACTGCGGTAGCGTTAGTAATTCCACCACGGCGTGTGCCTGCTGGTGCAAACCATGGATAGCTAACATTATCATTTAATGCAATAGTACGTAACATCATGTGGCTTGGCGGTACAACAATGTTGTTACCTAAGTTATCACTTGTGAATCCCCATGGATAGAACACACCTAAGTATTCATCGCTTGATACTAAACCGTCATCGTTGTCTTCAACTGCGCCCGATACGTTTTTACCCCAGTTGTTTAAACTAGTTGCATCTGCTGTTAAACGTGCAGGTGTATCGCCAACTACAAATGCTGTTAAACCGCGATCGTAATTTAATGATACAAGTTCGCCAACTAACTCTGGATATCCAGGGCAAGCTAACAAGTTAAAGATTCTGCTTTCTTCATCACGTAATGATTGGTTACTGTTAACCAATGCTTGTAACGCTTGAACGATAACTTTACGTTGTGCTTTGCGACCAAATGTACCTGCGCCGTTTTCTTGGTTACCTGATTCAGTAACCCAACGATGCGGATAGTAATCAGTCATCTGTGCGCCATCTTGGCGAACGTTGTCTAAGTTAGTATCAACATAATCACGTACAAATTTCTTAACATTAAATCCGCTTCTACGCAAGTTCCATAGCAACATACCTCTTGGATATAGTGCAGGATCTGGAGCATCAAAGTCTAAGAAATCACTTGCTAATAATTCTTTAATTGTACTTGGTGCTGTTTCAATACCGTCGGTGTTCCAACGTGCATCAAAGAATACAATACCATCTTCTGTAGTTTGATCGCTAGTATCAACTATTGCCCATTTACCTGTATTAGAATTATATTTGTATAGTGAAGGATAGTTTTCTAAGTCACTAGTATCAACCCATAAGTCGCCTGTAACTAAATTTGTACCATCACTTTGTGTCTTTGGTTTAGTTGCTGAAACAATTGGACCAGCTGGATCTGTTTTAGAATCGTCTGATGCCGCGTAGTAAGGGGAACTAAAGTTTGATAAGCCGTCGCCTGCAAAGTAGCGATATCCAACCCATGTGTCGCCGTTATTAATTAAAATATCAACTTCGTCAACCATTGAATTATACCATAGTTGATTATCAGCGGCTTCAGTTGTCGGTGCATCTGTACTAGCGGTAATGTCGGCGTATGGGCTCCACAATGTTGCTACGTACTGTGCAGGGCCTTCGTCTGTATAAAAATTAGATGTTCCTAAACCAGCCATTGTCAATGAATCAATTGTGTACGGAGTAAACAAGTCTTCAATTGACGTTCCAGTAACTTCTGTAAAATAAATGTCACCGCCGTCTGCGTGACGTAGTGTTACTTCGCCAGTTGCAACAGCCTTGCTAGCTGTAATTTTAGAAATATATGGCGAACCATTAAAAGTTGCATCAGCTAATTTTTGAGTCAACTGTGTTAAAAAGCCATCAACTCCTTCACTTCCAGTAAATGTTACTGTAAGTGCGTCAGTAGTAGCTGTTTGACCTTTAACTGATTCTTTAATTGTAAACGAGTTACTGCCTTGTGCAGTAAATGTTACAGCAGTACCGGAAACAATTTCTGTTGCTCCGGAAGTTTTACGAGCATAAATTTTGTAATTTGCATCTGTTGGACGATTGGCTGCATTAAGTGTTTCTGCAATATTAGTTTTAACAAACAGTGCGCCTTGTACTAAGTTTATGCCACCGCCTGTAGGATCAAGGCCTTTTAATGCGGCCGCACTATTTGCATACAACGGAGCAGTCTTTTCAATCCAACTACCTGTTGCATCATTATAAACTTTAATTCTCCAACGCGAACCTAAGTTAGGTTCAGTTGTTTTAACCCATAAAGAACCAGTTGGATAACCTTGTACTGCCAATGCATTATCTGTGCGCTTGTATGTTGGTAATTGTGTGTGAGGTTTAATTTCTAATGCTGGTGCATAGTAAGTACCTACAGTAATACCAATCTTGCTAGCTGATGTTCCGCTAATAGCAATTGCAGTGCCAGTTGAATAAATTTCTAAACGATTATTAATAACTGCCGCAGAAATACCTGGGGGTACAACTGGATTATCTAAGTCGCCTGTACCTGCACCATCAGTGTCATCCATTGCAGTATTAATGTCTGCTACTAGAGTTGTTAAACTTTGGTGGCCAGTAAAACTATACGGAGCTCCACTAATTGTTAGTGTTAATGCATCGCCTGCAAGTAATACTGGACTTGCAACTGTACCTTGTACAGTTGGCCAGCTTGCGGCCCATGCGCTAGATCCAACAGCTACCCAAGTGCCTGCGGCTGTAAATGTCTTTGCTTTCTTAAAATATAATGAATAAGTACCGTCAATTGCTACAATTGCATAGTCACCTACTGCTCCAACGCTGTCTTTTGGAGCATCGTTGATTCCAATTTTAGTGCTGTCAGTAATGACTAACGGAATTGCATTACTAAATGTTTGGCCTGATGCAGTTGTTGCTTCAGCGCCGTTCCATTGGAAAATACCAAACTTAGTATTTGCTGTGTCAAACCAATATTGGCCATCAGCTGGATCACCTGCTGGTGCCGCTGACTTAGCATCTAATTGTGATAGATCAATGTCTGCACGAACAACAAATGCACGGTTA